ATGGAGTTCGCTAAGGAGTCCGGCGTGGGCTTCTGGGAACTGGTTCTCGGCATCGCCGTTATCGTCACAGCCTTTAAACTGCCAGAATTTCTGAAGATCGGTGGCGAGTTCCTTAACGAGCGGAAGCGCATCACTGACACAACGGCATTGAAACAGGCCCAAGCCAGGCGTACGTTAGAGACGGCTCGGGCACGGCGGGAGAAAGCAGGTCAAAAGAAATGAAGGACCTAGTCCTCATTGTATTGTCCGTCTCTCTACTGTTCCTCAGCCTAGCGCTTCCCGTGCTGCTGGCCAAGGCCACAGCGCGGCGCAAGTCGTTTGAGGCTCACGCCGACATCTTTTTCCAGAAGCTCGCGGCTCTGGCCAATGACGATGAGACGCCAATCGAGGTTCTGCGCGGTTTTTATGCCATGAACGAGATGATCACAATGCGGCAGGGCGGCTCCCTTCTGTTACGTGCACTTCTTACCCGGTCCAGCACCCCCGACGAACCACCTGCAAAGCTTGAGTTCGACCAGGTAATCGCGCCGTTCATGCAGAAGCGACCGGAGCTGGGCCGTGCGTTTGCGGATGGCATCCGAGCGTGGATGCAGGCCGTTCTGTGCGGATCGACCGGCCTGTCGGGCTTCTTGGCTCGCCTGCTGTTCCGCAACTCTCTCGCGCTGATGGACCCTGCCAGGATCGCGCGCCGGGTTTCCGAGACCAAGCATCGCCTCGACGATCGTCATCATAATCATCACGATCATCCCGCAGAAATGGCCGCCTAAAAAGCGAAAGACCCCGGCCTCCGCGAGGGAGGACCGGGGCTCAGTTGCTCGCGGCGTCATACGCGAGGGATCTGTGTCAGCCGCTGCGGCGGGCCGGCGGCGGCGGGTTTTCGGATCTGTGCTCGAGGATGCGATCGAGGCGGTTGGTCAGCCGCTCCACGGAATCGTGCACCATTGCACCGATCCGCTCGACGCTCTGCTCCACCCTGCCAACGGCGGCGGTCACCCCGTCCTTGGTGGCATACTTGTCGGCCACCTCCACCTTGTAGTCGCTGAGGTCGCGCCGCAGTTCCTCCTCGACCATCTTGGCCCGCGCCGCTTCAAGCTGGGCCGCTGTGTCGCGTTCCCTTAGGCGGTTATCCATCTCGGCGCGAATCCCCGCGACCAGGCGATAGACCCAGAACAGGAAGCCGGCCACCACCGCGCCGGCAGCAAGCATCAAGCCAATTTCCCATTGCAACATTTCCCATGAAACTGCGCCCGTCATGCGTGGCCCTTCGTTGGTCTAGAGGTTTTCGGGTGACGCTTCGAAACTTCAGGCGATCAGCCGGCCGGGCAGCCCTTGATCGGCTTCGCAGTGCCGCCGGCCAGTTCCACGCGGCGCTCGTCGATCCAGCGGACGAGGCAGGTGAGGCGCGCCGCGTTGGCGAGGCGGCCGTTCTGCTCGCCCTTGGCGACGATCTCCCAGTCGGTCCCGGCCGGCGGCTTCAGCACCTTCACCGGCACGGCGAAGGCCGGCGTCGGCGGCAGCTGGCGCGGCAGCAGCTTGACGCTACTGGCCGGGGTACAGCCGATCGAGAGCAGCAGCATCGGCACGGCTGCGATCGGCCTCAGGCCGCGCGGCCAGTTGCTTGCGAAGCGCATCGAGTTCGTCCTCCTTGAGTTTGGCGGCGGCGGCGAGTTCGTCGGCCTTGGCATCGGCACTGGTGGCGGCGGCGCGTGCATGCGCCGCATCGAGCTTCAGGGTTTCGAGCTCGACGCGCAGCTGCGCCGCCTCGCCCCGCTTCCGCTCGGCATTGCCGCCGGCCTGGTAGGCGCCCAGCAGCGCCACGAGGCCCAGCGCGCCGAACAGCAGCCGCGGGTTGGTGAGCAGCGCGATCATTCCTCGCCATCCCCGTGCTCGGTGGGTTCATCGAGCGGCTGGCGCTCCCACCACATGACGCCAGCGACCAGCACCACGAGCACCGCGATCGCGAGCAGCGCGAGCGCCATGGCGAAGTGGACGGCGCTCATCGCCGCTCACCGGAGCGGAAGGCGGCCACCTGGTGTTGTTCGGCCGAGCGGGTGCGCAGCCACAGCAGCAGCAGCCCGCCCGCCACGATGGCGATGTACGCCCATGCGGGCACGTCGCCGAGCAGGTTCAGCACCGGCTGCGCCCACTCGCGCGCCGCATCGACGTTCTGCGCCACGAACGCGATCGCGCCGGTTACGGCCGAAACGATCATACCCCAGAACGCACCGAGCTTGGCCTGCCACGTCGCCTTGGCTTCCGGCACCGCCTCGCGCACGTCGCCCGGCGTGGCATCGGCCCGCGCCTCGGAAACCGGCTTGGGCGGCGCGGCGAGGATACGCGCGAGGATCTCGTGCGTCGGCTTGCCTACCGGCTCGAGCCCGTTATCGAGTTCGAACGCCACGATGGCGGCGCGGGTGTCGCGGCCGTAGCGCCCGTCGATCATCCCCACCAGCACGTAGCCGCGATCCCACAGCGCCTGCTGCACTGCGCGAACCTGCGTCTCGGGATACTCGTCGGCCGCCGGGCTGTAGCTGCCGCGCAGAGCCTCGAGCGCAATCCGCGCCCAGCGCACCCGGCCGGCCAGGTGCTCAACGCCGGGCCGCAGGTTGGCGTTCATGAACGCCTTGGTCTTGGTTTCCAGCGTCTTGGCCTGCTTCAGCGCCGCCAGGGAGCGCTTCTCGGTGGTGCGCAGCTCGTGCACCATGAACTGATAGGCCGCCTCGTCGCTGTCGGGGTCGAGCATCTGCTCTTCGGCGAAGGCTTCGAACTGCCTGCGCCGTACGCCGGTCCACTGCAGCCAGTTCCGGCCACCGCGGCTGCCGGGCACGGTCGGCCGGTCCTCCTGGTCGTCGGTCAGCCCCCTGCTCTCGTGCCCGGCATTGCCGAACACCGCCGCCGCGTCGAGCTCGCCCAGTTGCGGCAGATCAGCCAGCAACCGGCGCATGAACGCAGGCGCGGCCGCGCGAAAATGCGCTTCCTCGGGGGACATGGGAATACTCCGATGAATGAGTTCGGGGGAAAAGCTCCAAGTGATCAGCCCAGCCAGTCACGGCTTGGCGCGGGAGCGCAGTTTGCGTAAGGTCCGTATTATTTGGGCCTTTGGAAAAGTCTAATGCTCGCACCCGTAGAGGCGACACCCTTGAAGTCCGAAACGGAAATCGTCGGCTCGTCCGCAGTCCGCACTTATCTGGACGAAGCGCGCTTGGTTGAGAGCGACTTTCGAGAACTCAGGTTTTGGGCATCGGCGAAAGACCGAAACCCATTGCATCTCTTGCTGCACAAAGCCCCTTACATGTCGATACTACGGCGATGTGAGAAGCTGTTGCTGGAGCCAAAACCAACCCACGCGCTGGAGCTCGGCGCCGGCTATGGCTGGGGCAGCGCCACGCTGAAGTGCATCTCGCCAGCCACCTACGTTGTCGCCTCGGACGTGTCATCGGACGCCATGGAGCATGCTGATGTATTTGAGCAGGCGCTTGGCGCGAAGATGGACGAAAAGTGGGCTGCCTCGGCAGACAACCTGCCATTCGCCGATGGCACCTTCGATCTCGTCTTCTGCTTCTCAGCGTTCCACCATTTTATCATCGGTGGACGATATCGCGCGGCCCTTGCTGAGATCGTGCGCGTCTTGCGCCCCGGCGGTCGCTTTGTGATGATCTACGAACCCGCCACCCCTGAGTTCTGGTATTCCATAGCCCGCGCGCGGGTGCGTTTGATCAGAAAGAAGTCTGGGGTCGACGAGGATGTAATCGTAATTGAGCAATTGCGAGAAGCTGCATTATCGGTCGGAGCGAGTATCTCGGTGCAGCATTTTCCCGACGTCATGGGGAGGCACACACTGGGCAGGATTCTGTACTACGCAGCGCTCGCCAAGCTGCCTTGGTTGCAGAACGTCCTGCCGTCGACCATCAATGCGGTGATCAGTAAACCGTCACCCTGACAAGCCCGTCCCCGCCCTTGCCCGAATTGCCGGTACACGAGCCGCCGCCACCGCCGCCGGGCTGATTGCCGGCCGTCCCTGCGGTAGATCCCCCGTTGCCAGTTCCACCACCACCGCCGTGAACACTGGTGCCACCAGCGTGCGTTCCGCCGCCAGCCTGCGAACCGCCCCCGCCGCCACCACCGTAGTAGGAGTTGCCGCCTTCCTGGTTATTGCCGCCACCTGCCTGAGCGCCACCGCCACCGCCACCACCGCCGTATAGCGCGTGACCACCTCGGTAGCCCGCCGCCGCAGCAGATTGCCCGCCGCCGCCACCGCCGCCGCTATGTGTGTCGCCGTTTCCGCCGATTGCGCCGCTGCCGCCCGCTCCACCGGCCTGAATGTCACCACCGGCGCCGCCGGTCCCGCCGGCAGTGGTTGATGCGCCGCCTCCTGCAGGTGTCGATCCTGCTCAAGTTAGGCCGCCGCCACCGCCGCCACCACCGCCGGCCGAAACGTTGCCGGCGCCGCCGCCGCCGCCGTAGGCCGTAAGGCTTGAGAACACCGAGTTGCCGCCCGCGATGCCATCTTGATTGTCCGACGTGCGGGCAGCCCCGCCAGCACCAACCGTTACGGATTCCGTGGCCGATAGTGCGGAGAGCTTATACTCCCACTCTTTGTAAGCGCCTCCACCGCCACCACCGCCGCCATCGCCAGAGCCAGCGCGTCCACCCGACCCACCTGCGCCCCAAATCTGCACAAACGCCTTGGTGCCGCGCGCCGGCTTCGTCCACGTGAACGATCCGGCGGTCGAGAACTCCTGAAAATCAGACCCGGCACCGCCGAGCCACGAACCCGAGGTGTAGAACACCTCGAACCCATAGGCCTTGTGGTAGACGCTCCAGCCATCGGCCGGGTCAAGGAAGGCCCAGGCCGAGCCGGTCCAGTAGGCCAGGTCGGCGCCGTGCCCGACGAAGGCCCCGGTCGGCACCGAGCCGACAATCCAGAACTTGCCCGTCGTCGGCGAGCCGGGCGGGGTGTTGAGCGTATCCTCGACCGGGATGCCGGCGGGGAACTGCAGCGCTACAGGTGGCACCGAGCCGTCCGCCAGTTCGACCGGGAAAGCGCCCCAGCCGGAAGAGGTGAATTGCCAGTTGGTGCCCGTCGAATCCACCAGCAGAGTCAGGCCGACCTCGGGAGTGGCGAAGCGCCAGCCGCGGCGGGTGTAGAAGGCGATCTCGTCATCGTGGCCAGCAAACCCGCCAGTGCCAACGCCAACAATATGCACGTCGCCAACGGTCGGACCGCCGGGAGGCGCCGTCGCGAAGGTCAGGGCCGAACTCATGAACGGCCGGGCGCCGGAAGTGGCCTTGTAGCGCAGCCCGTTACCCGACACGAGGCAGGTCGATCCGTCGTCGGCAGTCGTTGCGTCGGTGGCGTCGTAAAAGAAGGTGAAGCCGTTGTCGGCGTTGATCACCACCAGCGGCGGCTCGCCGACGTTGAAATCGACGTCGCCAAGGCTTTCGCCAGTGTTCAGGACGTAGCCGAAGCGCTTGACCATCGCCTCGAGCAGAGTGCCCTTCACAAGGCCGCTCTCTGCCGTCGCCGCGATGCGGATTGGGTTCTGTGCCATGATGTTCCTGAGATCAGGCCGCGGCTTCGAGCGGCGTTTCGAGGTCCGTCGACCAGCCGTTGATCACGGCGGCCGACGTGCCGGTGAGGCTGAGCGACACCGAGAAGTCGGAATTAATGCTGAGCGCGTCGACCTTGTAGAGGCCGTTCATGTCGTCATAGGGCGAGGGCGCGTCCCAGTTCACCACGTCGCCCACCTCGAGCTGGCGGTTCGCCTTGCCCGAGGCCACGAGCGCCGAGATATCGAACACCCCCGAGATGGTGCGGCCGATGGCGTTCTCGGTCTTGAGCGCATAGGCGAGGCGCTGCGCGGCAGCCGCGCTGTCGCAGTACTTGAACGTCACGCGCTCGGCAGTCGGCTCGTCGAGCGCCGAGGCCGGGTAGGCCGTCTCCGCCGATTGCCCATAGCGCGCGGCCGGGTAGAACTGCGCCACGATGCCGTCGATCAGCGAGCGGGTGTCCGGCTCGTTCTGCATGCTGACCTGGTCGCGCCACTGCCCCTTGTGGATCGTCGCCACGGCCGATGCCTCGCGATCGGCGCGGATCGTGTACTGCCCCTCGGTGGCGACCAGCAGGCCGCGGTTCATCTGCAGCATGTCGCCCAGCACGGCGACCGGGCTTTCGCTCGAATAGACGATGCCGTTGATCCGGCCGCGCTCCTCGCTGCCGTCGAGCGTCGGGATGAACTCCCGGTCGATGCCGATGCTTTCCGTTGCCGCCCCATCCGCCACGTCGTCGCGCGCCACCTGCCCGCCCAACTCGGCCACGAGGTAATCCTCGATGATCACCGTCGCCGTGTCGGTCCACGTCCACGTGGTCGCGTCATCAGGGTCCTGCGCCGGGTCGGTCCGATCGTAGACGCGCAGCCCTTTGATCCGCACCAGGATCTGCGGATAGCTCACGCCCCACAGTTCGGCATGATGGTCGGCCGAATTGCCGTAATCCATGTCGAGCACCAGCGTGCAGATGCCCCGCTGGTAGAACGCCGCCCACTTGGTCGCCCGGTCGGAATCGCCGGGGAAGAAGTCGTCCGGCGGCGACGGGAACCGCGCCGCGATGATCGGGTCGACGCCCTGCGTGGCAGTGCCGGTGCGGAACGAGGCGCGCATATAGGCGATCGAGCCGTCGAACCACGGCGCCGTCACCGCATCCTGGATGCCGCCCGATGCCGGGCCGAAGAAACACTCGGTGCCGTTGATCGAGACGCTCACCAGCTCGTCGCAGATGCCCTCGCTGAGCGCCAGGCCGAACACCCAGCGATCCGGCCCGGATGAACCGCCTGCCGCCACCGTCTTGTGAAAGAACACCGCGCCGGCCGTGGTGATCGTGCCGTAGGCGCGGGCCACCTCGAGCAGCGCGTCGAACTCCGGCAGCGACGTGCCCTGCGTCTCTTGCTGCGCCTGCTGCTGCCGCTTGCCTGCGCCGCCGATCAGATAGCTCAGCCCGTAGCTGGCAGCCGACAGCGCCAGTCCAACGCCCACCTGCACCAGCAGCTGACCGACAGCGCCTATGCCAGCGTACCAGTAGCCGACAGCCGCGATGGCGCCCGTTATCGGGTCGGCATAGGCCGGCGGAATCGTGACGATAGTGGCGAGCAGCGCGTACTTAAGCCGCCGCATGCGGTATCTCCCACATTCGCTCCGGCGCCGTGCTCAGCGTCGACCATCCCTTGCCGCTATTGCTGACGATCCAGCGGCTCTCGCGATCGAAGATAGCCGGCACGCCGATGCCATCCTCTGCGGTGTAGACGCCGATCATCACCGCTCCCTGCCGGGGCCCGTCCGCCTCTTCCCAGCCCACCGAGCGGGCCAGGTTGTCGATCGCCTTCTCGACTGCGGTGTTGCCATCGCCACCGGCCGCGAGGCGGGTGAGCGCATGCTTGGCCGTCGCCTCTGTCCATTCGACGCCGCGCCAGTCCGATGCATAGTCGATGCCCGTCGCATCGCGCACGAAGTCGGCCACCCAGATCAGGCACGGATACGACCAGTCGAGCCCGGACCGCGCCCGGGCGATGGCATTGGAAATCGCGTTCATCAGCCCTGCCGCCAGTCAATCGGCTGCCCGCTCTTTGCCACGCGGGAAGTGAGCGCCAGTCCGTAGTCGCCGGCGTAGCGCTCGATCTGGCTCTCGTGGCTCCACTTGCGCCCGGTCGGCTTGTCGAACCGTGGCAACGCCTCGAAGCAGTTCAGCATCAGCTTCACCGACCCATCCCCGCCGATGTCGCGCTGCAGCGTGTCCTGCGCCAGGTCTTTCACCAGCAGCGGGTCGCGGATGATCTGGTTCGATGAGTTGAGAGCACCGAGCCACAGCTTCGCCTGCCGCCCCTTTACGCTCTCGTCCATTCCCGCCGCCGCTTCGGCCGGCAACCCGTTCAGGGCGAATTGCTGTTGCCGCCAGCTGAGCGCATCCCCCCGGTCCACCGTCGACACCGAGTAGATAGTGCCCACGCCGATATAGGTGTTGCCGTCCCACGCGATCGGCTGCATTCCCGACCAGGCATAGAGGTCAGCGCCGGAGGTCTCGAACCATGCCAGCCAGCACAGATTGCGGGAGGGCGAGCGCAGCGCCTGCGCCATCGCGTAGCTAAGAGAAATCTGGCACCTCCTGGAAGACCAGCGTGAACGCCTGCCCCACCTGGTTGAGGTCCATGCTCAGATCCTGCGCGCCCGAAATCAGCCGGAACAGCCCGGTCGGCTTTGCGGTGTTCACCGCGTCGTCGACCGCAACGCCAAAGCGCAGTGGCGGTTGGATGGCCACCGTCGCTTCTCCACCACTGTCCGAAGGGCAATCATCCTCGACCACGTAGAGGTTCTCGCCGATCCCCAGCATGTCGCCGGCCTTGAAGGCCGTTGCCTGGCTGACGATCAGATTCTTGAGAGTCACCGTCTCGTCGCCGGCATCGGCATCGGCCGCAATGTTCACCGTCGAGGTGCTGCCGCCAGAGCCACGCGGCTGGGTATCGAACACGTCGGTCGTCATCGTCGGGTCGTACAGCCGGGCAAGGTTCTTGCCGCCGCGCATCTTCATCACGAAGCGCCGATAGAGCAGATACGTATCCTTGTCGGAGATCGCGAACGTGAACTCGGGCTGCCAGAACACAGCGCTCGGGCCGCTGATCGACTGGATCGGGTTGAAGTTCGAGGGCCCGCTCGAGGTGTTGAGATAGCCAGGATTGAACTTGGCGAGCACCACCCGGTAAAGCTCTTCGGGCATCGTGACGATGGTCATTGCTTTACCCCAGCCATTTGTCGCGCTGCGCAGTTGCGACGGCGGCCGGCGAGTTGGTCTTCACCACCTGCACGGCATCCTGGTGCGCCTGCTGCAGGATCTTCCCGATGAGGCCCTGATCCATCTGCACCAGCACGCGGCTCGTGCCGCCCGACATCGACTGCCCCATCGAGTGGTCGATCACCGTCTCGTTCGGATGCAGGATGGCCGGGAAGCCACCCATGCCGTCCACGCCACCCGAGCGGGCACCCATGCCGGTGTAGCCACCGCCAGCGAACGAGCCGACATTTGTGAGGGTCGCGGCCCCGCCGCCGGTTCCCTTGAAGCCACCGAACCCGAAGCCTCCGCCGAACAGCCCGCCGAAGAAATTCGAGATCGCCGAATTGAGGAGCTGCTTTCCGAGATTGCCGAGCATGTCGCTCAAGGCCTCGACCGCCGGCACGCCGGACATCACGGCATCGGCAAATCCGCTGAACGCACTCGCCAGGCTGTCGCCGATGGTCTTGGCGAAGTTCTCGACCTTGGGCTGCGCATCGTCCACGCCCTTCATCAGGTCGGTCATAGCCGCCTTGGCGGTTTTGGCGCCTTCGATGACGGGGACGAAGGACTTGGGCGCGGATGGCTTCTGTACGTTGATCTTGCCGTCGGTGAAGCCGAACCCATTATAGGCGGTCTGCTGCCCCACCGACGAGAAGTAGCCGTTGTCCATCGCGCCGGCATTGGCGATGCGATCGGCAAAGTTGGCCTTCTCGCCAGGCAAGAGACCGTTGATCAGCGGCGCGCCATTGCCGGGTGTCGGGCCGCCCATACCGTTGAGCCAGTCGAGGAAGCCCTGGATTGCGTTGGTGGTGGACACCACGGCCTGAACCACCGCGTCGAAAGCACCCACCAGCGTCGTCGCCAGCGTCGCCGCGGCCTCCGCAAACTGTGGAGACGCCAGCGTATCGGCCAGCGATTGCAGAGCCGGGAGCGCCGCCTCCATCACCTTGTTGACCACGCCGCCAAGGATGGCGCCGATCTTGGTAAGGGTGTCGTTGAACTGTTCAGCTGCCTTGCCGGTGGACGTGCTGATGGTGAGCCCGAGCTTGTCGGACTCGGCCGCCATCGCGGCCAGCCCATCCTTGCCGGAATTGAGCAGCGGAATCAGTTCGGCGCCGGACTTGCCGAACAGCGAGATGGCCAGCGCCGTCTTGGTGCTGCCGTCTTCCATCTGGGCAAACCGCTGGGCGATGTCGGCGAACACAGCATCGGAGTTGCGCAGGTTGCCGGCCGCATCCGTCACCGCAATCCCGAGCGCCTTGAACGCGGTAGCCGCCGGGCCCTTCGACCCTCCGGCGACGTCAAGCATCGTCTTGCTCAGGCGGCCGAGCCCGCCGGTCAACTGCTCGAGCGAGACATCGGAGAAGTCCGCCGCATACTTGAGCCGGGACAGGGCCTCGGTGGTGACGCCGATCTTCTGCGCGGACTTGCTTAGCGCGTCGGCATTGTCGATCGCGCCCTTTACAGCCACTCCCATCGCGACGCCGGCCGAAGCGGCGGCGGTCGCCACTGCGGCAAATCCGACGGCCACCGTCTTTCCGAACTTGGCAAGGCTGGCCTGCGATGCCTTGAGCCCAGCCGAAAACTGCGCGGTATCGAGCCCCAGCGAAACGCGCAGAGCACCGATCAGCGAGTTATTGGCCATCCTGTGTCCCCTTTTTCGGTGGTATGGCCAGCATCAGCGCCGCCTTCATTTCCTGCCACGACTGTTGGCGCTTTGGCGCGTCTTCGTCTGGGATCAACAGGTCCGCCAGCTTCGGCGTCTTTTTCATGTGCGGCGCGATGGCGGCATGGAATGCCGTTTCCATCAACGTGTTCCGTTCGATGCGGTGTCGCTTCCGGTGGGCGGCGAAGTGCGTCTCGACTTGTCGAGGCGTCAGCGACCAGAACAGCTCTTCCGAGTAGCCCGCGGCGATAAAGTCCGTGAGCATTGCTGCCCACGGCCATGCGTCATTCGTGCTCTTCGTCGGGCTTTTTTTCGACGAGGGGGGCGTCGAGCGGGGTTCGGGAAAGGCGAAATCGCAGCGCCCTCGCTAGTGCCTCCACCAGCGGCTCGAGGCCGCCGTCGAAGTCATCCATCAGTTCACCGGCCGCCAGCAGAGTGACCCCGCTATGGTGCTTCTGGAGCGCGGCCCACAGCAGCGCCCGCTGATACTCGACCTTGGCGATACGCTGCGCGATTTCGCCGATACTCTCGCCGCCGAGCAGCTGCTCAACTTCCGCGATGGCGTTGGTGGCAAAGCAGAGCGTGTAAGGCTTCCCTGCGATGACGAGCTCGATCTCGCCCTTCAGTGCGTTCGCCATCGCTTATGCCCAGGTCGGCTCGCCGGTCGGCGTGAATTCGGCCGAAGCCGTCATCTTGCCTTCCGGGGTAAGTCCGCCGGGCGAGAAGTCGGAAATTCCCAGCTTGGTCTTGACCGACGATCCGTCCGGGAACTCGATTGACCAAAAGGTCATCGCACCCTCCATCGCCGTCTTCACGTCGCCGGTGTTGGCCACAATCCAGTTGAACTCGACGCCAAACGGCTTCTGATCCTTGATCGCCGACATGATCGATTCACCCCACCCGTTCGGGCTTGCCATGTGGGTGGCGCCGATCGCCGCACGGGTAAACCCCGGCGGAGTGATGTTGGTGATCTCGAGCCCGTAATCGTTGTAGGCAGCACCGATGGTGGTGCCGCCCTGCTTCAGGATCACGCCGAAGGCAACGGCGGCTTCAGTTTCGGCCATGGGAGTTCTCCGGGCTCGGGTGTGTTACGAGGCGCGCGTCACGCCCGACACCTGAATGTCGAGGGCGAGCACGGCGGTGGATTTGGCGAGGCCAAGCAGGGTGTAGTCGTCGCCGATAGCGACCTCGGCGATGAGCCCGATGCCGCCCGGCGTCGGGCTCAGGTAATAGGCGGCGCCGGCCGTGAGCGTCGCCCCGATGGTGATGTCGCCGCTGAGCTGGATCGTCGCCGGCTGGCCATCCGAACCGGCATTGAGCGCAATGCCGCGCGGCACCTTGACCGCCGCCGTAGCGCTGTCGGTGTCGGCAAGCTTGTACTTCCCGTCGGCAGCGTCGCGGTAGACAACCTGCCCCTGCGCGATCGTTGCGCCGAACGTGCCGTGCTCGGTGCGTGCGTTCGAACCCGCAAGCACGTTTGCGGGCGTAATCGAGATGTCAGCCACAACGGGCCTCCTGTGTTGATGGTTAGGCTCGGTACCAGATGTCGAAATCCATCGAACACCGATGGATCAGGATGCCGGTCAGCTCCTCGGCGCTCTGCCGTTCGCTGTTTGCGACGATCACGCGCAGGTTGTCGCCGGCGTGGCCGTGCAACCGCGCCAGCAGCGCATCGCGGATCTCCCACATCGAGGCCACCGTCAGCGCCTGAATATCGATCTGCACAGTGGCGTTCAGCAGCCCATCGCTGCCTTGCATGTGCAGGCCGGGCGCGCCGGAAATGCGATAGAGCACGATCGCCGGCCGATCGGTCGCCTGCGGCAGGTGGTTCCACACGATCGAGACCGCCGGCACCAGGGCTGTCAGCGGGCTATAGCCGACCAGCAAAGCTCGAAGGGCGGCTTCCATCTATTTCCCCTTCGCTGCCTTGGCCGCCGCTCGCTTTGCTGCGCGCTTCGCTGCCTTGTCGATTTCGCCGCCAAGCTCGCGTTTGATCACCTCGAGCGCCTCGCCCTTCTTCTGGGCCCAGGCAGGGCGCATGTAGGGACGAGGGCTCTGCTTGACCGAACCGAACTCGGTGACGATCCGCTTGATGGCAGCTCTCTTTGACTTTGCCCTGGTAGGCCCGACGTGAACCTCGGCAAAACTACCGCTGCCCGCTGCTGCTCGTCGGGCCCCGCGCAGTGCTGCCACTGCCTCCTGTCGCGAACCGCCATCCCGCAGTACGGCGGCGAACTCGGCATTGCCAACCGTGTTCTTGATCTTCGAGGAAACCTCTATGCTGCCGGCCAGCTCGCCAGTGTCGATTGGTGCCAGAGCGGAAGCGGCCGTCGCTATCGGTTGGCCCGCTTTCACCAGCACTCGCCGCAACACGCCCCTTGCTGTCGCTCGGGTGAGTTGGCCAAGTGCCGCATCAAGCTCGCGCAGCCCCTCGACCTTCAGTGTCGTCTTCACAGGTCCGCCCTCGCAACCGCCGCGATGCGGATGCCGACACGCCGATCGATCTCCTCGGCCGCCACGATCTCGTAGGTACGACCCTCGAAAACCAGCCGATCCTTCGGGTTCACGTCCGACCAGGCGCTGCCGTAGCGAATCTCGAAAACGTCGCTGATCGCTCCCGCCAGCTCTGCCGACGCCAGCGTCTCGTTCGCCGATGCCCGCCGGCGGCTGGCCCAGAGCTTGTCCGGCCCCAGCGTCGCCCAGGTCTTCACCTGCTCGCCCGAGCCAGCATCGGTCGTGAAGGTGAACCGCTGGAGCGTGATGCGGCGGTCAAGCTTTCCAGCTGCCAGTCCCATTTGCCGCGCTCCCGTTAAGGCTGTTCGAAAGTCGTCATTCCGCGCCCGCGCGCGAGACCCTAGAAAAGGCAAGCGCGCCGAGTGGCTGGAACCTCTCGACGCGCTCTAACCGCAACCGAACCTCTGGAGTTCGATCATGGCTGCTTCGCTTGAAGCATTGATTCCGCACGCCCGCAACGACGTGCCCACTTTCACCACCGGTGCCGAGAGTTACGTCGCCCATGGCGGTGAGGGCCGCTACCTGCCGCCCATCATCGAGTATTTCGGCGACGACCGGCCGCTCGCCAGCATCACGCCGTTCGATATCAAGCAGATGGCGCTTGCCCTCTACCCCACCCAGTCCAACGCCACCCGCAACCGCGCCGTGCTGGCACCGGCCCGCGCCGTGATGATCCACAGCTACGAACGCGGCTGGTGCCCGCTGATGCGGCTGCCCCGGTTCCGGCAGGAACCACCGAAGCGCAAGATCCCGGCATCCATCCCTTGGCTGCAGATCTTCGTCCGCCAGTGCGACCTCGACGGCCTGCCCCATCTGGCCGCGCTTGTCATGTTCATGAGCTTGACCGGCGCCCGGGTCTCCGAGGCCGTCGGGCTACGCTGGTCGGAAGTCGACCTGATGCAGCGCCGCGCCGTGCTGCTGAAAACCAAGACCTCGAGCCACTCGAAGCGCGGCCTCACCGATGCAATGGCGAAGCGCCTGTTGCAGCTCGCCGTCGACACCGAGCCCGAAGATCGGGTGTTCCGCTACAGCTCGCGGTTTTCGGTCAACGAACGCATCGCCGCCGTCTGCCGCCGCGCCGGCATCTCCTACAAGAGCGCCCACCTCTGCGGCCGCCACAGCTTCGCGACCAATGCAATCGCCATGGGCGCCGACCTCAAGGAAGCCATGGACGCCGGCAACTGGAAAAGCTCGGTGATCTTCATCGAGACTTACGTTCACGTACACGAGGCCGACCGCCTGGTCGCCAACCGCTTCAACAGCATCAGCTTCGACAGCGACATCTAAACCGGTGCAAATTTGCAGCGAGTACCTAAGCCTCATTGGTCATATCCGGGCTTCGGCTCTATCGCGACGATGGGTGTCCCTCGCCGATTCTGCGCCCACTTGATCTGCGAGGTGGCCGGGCATTCCCCCGAGTGCCCGGCCTGCCACCCCCACAAACGTATTTAGGGCGAGGGGGTCAGGACGCCAGGAAAGCGTTCGCGACCGGCAGCGCCTCGACGCTCGGATCGATTGGCTTCGAGGGGTAGGCGGGCTTCCCGTCCTCACCTTCGACTTCGTCGACCAATTCGCCAAACGCGAGCTGGCGCGGGGCGCCCGGATCATCGCCGAGGGACGGCCACCAGTTCGCGCGGATGGACTGCGCGACGGCGGCATTGCCGCCCTGCTCGACGAACCGCGCCATGTACTCGCGACAGGCCAGCAGGCCAGCACGGAAATACACCTTGTGCAGCGGGTTCTGGGTCAAGACCGCATCGAGATCGGGCACCATGCGCTCGAGCTCCTTGATGTCGTCAGCGTCAAACATCGGTCGGTTCCTTTTCGGGGTGTCAGTCGGGGCGCAAGCTGTCGATGTGGATGCCACAGCGGCCCCGCCCGCCTTTGTGACGGCGGCTCACGCTTGGCCTAACCTCTCTCAACCAACGACAGCCGCGCAATGGGCCGCCCGCCACTCAACATGCAGGTCATCACCGTCCGCCTCTCCCCGGAGACGTTGGCAAAGATCGACGGCCTGGTCGGTAACAACCGCCGGCCTCAGTTCATTCGAGACGCTATCGAGAACGCGCTCCGCATCGCCGATCAGATCAAGAAATCGGAGCGACCCGAGCGATAAAGAGCAGCGTTTATACCATCACAAACGATCTGAGGGCGTTGGGTGTCAGGCCTCAGGCTCGGGGACGTATTGAAGGTTCCGGCTATCCAGCACCGCCCTGACGTGATCGACCGGTTCCACATCACCGGCAGCGGAATAGACTTGGAACACCGAACCATCGGTAGCGGTCATGGCATCGGCGGCGCTGATCACGCCTTCCTCGCCCCAGACCACACCCATCGGCAAGTCGGGCAGATCGCCTTCCGTCATGGCCGTGAGCACGTT